ATTCGGTGCCCTCCTTCTTCGGCGTGGTCGCCATGGTCTGCGTCCTCTCTCAGTCGGATCAGGTGGCGGAGTTGCGGTACGCCTTGTACGCGGCGGTGTCCTGCGGCGTGCCGTCCGCACGGGCGAACCCGAGGAAACCCACCTGGAGGTAGTCCGCGTACCGCTCGGCGAGACGCAGCATCTGCACGTCCTTGACGTCACGGATCAGGTAGCCCGCGAAGAAGTCGCCGAACAGGATGCTCTTGGCGTTCGCCGTCATCGTCGGCATGTCCTGGTTCACGACGTAGCCATGGCCGAGGATCCCGTCCGGGACACCGACCTGAATCGACGGCTCCCACAGCGGACGGTTCTGCCCGTCCTTCAGCTTCCGGACCGACGCCAGCGTGGCGTCGTTCAGCATGAACCGCTGCCGGCCGGAAGACCGGTACGCCGGGTCGATGCTGTGGATCAGGTCGATCAGGTCGTCATACGTGACCGACGTGGTCTGCCCGGTGCCGCCGGTCTTCCCGATGGCCGCGTTGGTCTGGACACCCTCCGGCTGCCCGGTGCCGGTGCCAGTGGTGAAGTGGGTGTTCTGGATACGGCCGATGCGCTCGCCGAGCTTCCGCGGCAGCCACGTCTCGATATCGAACGCGCCGTCCTGGAGCAGCTGGAGGCTGACGCGCACCAGCTTCGAGGTGTACATGAACGCGCCGATGTCGGCCTGGCCGATCGTCACGTCCTGCTCGGTGACCTGCGTGTTCTCCGCGAGGATCGCACCGACATTGGCCGTGTCGTCGTTCGTCGGCCACGGCAGCGTCGCGCCGGTCGACGTGGTGATGACCTCGGACACCTCACGCATCGCGCCGTAGAACCGCATGGCCTCGACCATCTTGGCCCGGAACTCCGGCGGGACGAGGTACCCGCCGGCCGCACCGGTCGCGACACCCTGAGCACGCAGCTCCTTGCCGTCAACCCACCCGGTCCGCAGGACCGTGCGCTCCTCGGAGGTGAGCTCGCTGGTGCCGTCACGCATCCACGAGCGGTACGCCGCGGTGTACGCCTCGACGCCGGCCTCCCCGCCGTGGCGGGCGCGCGCCTCCTCGGCTTCCTCAGTGTCGGCCCTGGCGTCGATGACCTGGGAGTAGTCGACGGACGAGAGGCGGGCGTGCCGCTCCTCGGTCTCGATGTCCTTGGACAGCTGCTCGACGTCGGCGAGGGCCGCGTCCCACGCGGACCGGTCCTCGGCGGACAGCGGCTTGTCGTCGCCGCGGGACTGGAATTCCTGCGCCTTGTCCCATGCCTGCGCGCGCTTGTCGAGCAGGGTCTGAAGGTTGGGCATTGTGCCTCCCAGCACGAAGAGCCCCACCGCCATCGGCGAGGGGCTGCGAAGGGGTTGTGAGAGCGGCTACCTGGCGAGGAGGTAGCGGGCGGCGAGCGCCTCCATGCGCATCGCCTGACGGCCCCCAGTGGTCTCTCCCGGCTGGGTTGCGTCACCACCCCGAGTGGGCACAGCGCCCGGCTCGTGGCGAAAGTCATTGAGTTCCGGGCGGTACTTCGCCCGGCGGTCGAACGCATCGTCGCTACCGCGCGCGGCCAAGGCCACACCGACGGACCGGAGCCCGGCATCGGTGTCCTCGTAGGCAGGGAACGTGACGGCGGACACCTCGAAGAGCTTCACCTCGCGGATGATCCGGAGCTCGGCCTCGGCTTTGTCGCCGCCGACCGTCTCCACGTCGACCATCTCCCAGTCGTCCTTGACGACCCGGAACCCGAAGCTCATGCCCGTGATGTTCCGATTGTCGAGGTTCACCACGAGGTCACTGACGTACGACAGCCGCTCGTCCAGGTCCGCATCGACGGCCAGGCCGACACTGTCCTGCGACAGGCGCAGGCTGCCGGCCGACACCCTCGACACCACAAGGCTTGTGTCATGGTCGACGAGCATCCGGGCGTCGCCCTCGCTGATCGTCTTGGTGAACGCGCCCGCCGCGATCTCCTCGTAGAAACCCCAGGTCAGCGGGTTACCGATCGCGGTCCGGCTGTTGAACACGGCGGCGTGCCCGAAGAACTGGCGGGCGCCACCCTCTGTCGCGCGCAGTGCTACGTCTGCTGCGGAGAGCGTCAGGTCACGGCGCTCAGTCGTCATCGGCATCGCTGCCCTCCTTCGTCTCCGGCACAGCCATGAGGGCGGCGGCCTTGGCGAGATGGTCGGCGGCGCGCGCCGCCCGGTCCGCGTCCGGCGGCAACTCCGCCGGCGCCTTCACGCTCGGGTCGTAGCCCAGCGGCGCCATGTACAGCGGCTGTAGGCGCATGTCCCCTTCGGGCCCGGTGATCGGCGGCATGTCCTCCAGCGCCAAGATGTCGTTGGCCGAGTAGGCACCGCTGTCGCGCATCGCCCGGTAGAACGTGGCCCGCGCCGAGGAGTCCCCGCGCAGCAGCCCGCCCAACTGGTATTTCGCGTACATGTTCTTCGGCAGCAGCTCCTTCGTGACCCGCTGCTCCGTCGGCGTCAGCCACGTCGGGGCCAGGTCCCACGTCACGAAGCCCTGCGCCTGCTGCTCAAGCCCTGTGCCCCAGCTGGTGGACTTCTCGGTGGACATCAGCAGGAACGGCGGGACGCCGAACATCCTGCTGATCTCGGTGACCTGGAACATGCGGGACTCCAGGAACTGGGAGTCCTTGTACGGCATCGTCACCGGGTGGAACGTCGCCCCGGAGTCAAGAACGGCCACGTCGTGCGCCGCCTGCGACCCGCCGTACCGTGCCTTCCACCCGGCCTTGAGCGCCGCTGCCTGCTCCGGCTTCAGGCGCTGCTCGGTCTGAAGGACTCCGGAGATCATGTTCCCGGACCCGTACAGCCGCCCCGCCGCACGCTCCGCAGCGATGCCCAGGCCGATGCCCTGCGCCGCCGCACGAATCGGCGAGCACCCAGTAATCCCGTCGTAGCCCAGCGCGGGCAGATGCAGGACCTCCCGCGACGTCAGCCGCACCCGGCCGCCGTCCTCAGTCTGGACCCAGAAGACCTTGCCGCTCGGGTTCTCCTCGGTCGGCTTCTCGCGGTCGACCTTCACCCGGTCTGGGCGGATCGGCCACAGCTGCACCACGGCGCCCGCCCCGCTGCGGACCTTCTGTACATAGGCGTTGCCCCACAGCAGACGGTGCACGTACACCAGCCGCCACAGCTCGAACTTGGTGAGCTCCGGGTGCGGGTTGTCGAGCAGCTCCACCGTCGCCCGGTCCTTCGTCCCGACCGTGTACGGGTGCAGCGGCAGGGACGCCGACACGTTCGCGACGACGGACACCGCCCGCCACACCGCGGGCATCGCCAGGGCGCCCGTCTCCGTGACGTTCACGCCCGCCTCGACCGGCGCCCCACCACCCAGCAGCTCGGACAGCGAGGAGGCCGTCAGGGGCGTCGTGGGGGACTCCACCGTGGCCCGACGCTCGAACATCCCGAAGAGGCTCACGGGGTCCCCTTCCTCTTGGCCTGCTCACGCTCGACCGCCACCACACCGAGCACCCCGGCCAGGACCACCCCGGCCGGCACCGACCACATCCCCACCCCGGCCACCACAGCCAGGACGAACAGCACTTCCAGTACGAACAGCAGCCCGGTCACCACAGGTTCGGCGCTCCTTCCGGCTCGACGTCCGCGCGCTCTGCGTGGCCCCACACGGCGAGCGTGCAGCCCACCAGCGGGCTGATGTCCACGGACACCCCACGGCGCGCCCACGCCCACCCGTCGCCTACAGGGCGCTTGTCCGCCCCGGCAAGCGCGGTAGCAAGCGGGGCTTGGTCCAGGTGCACGATCGCCTGCGAGGCGACCGCGTCGAAGAACTGGCCGGACGCTCCGGCAATCTCACGGGTCTTCGGTTCGATCAGGAGGTCCGGCAGGCCGAGGAGTTCCAGTTCCTTGCGCACCGCGGGGATCAGGGACCCGGCTGGGCCGCCCGGATCGATGACGACCGCGCACGGTGACCACTTCTCCACCAGCTCGATCAGCCGCTCCACCACCCAGCCGGTACCCGGCCGGTGGTCGACAACCTCCACGTGCACCGCTTCGCCGGATCGCCCGGCCGCGCAGATCGCCGCGTGAGACCGCTCCGGCGTCACGTCCAGGGCGAACGCCACCGGGTCAGCCATCGAGCTCGTACCGTCCGCCAGGGCCCGCCACACTTCCTCGTCGATGACCCGCCACGTGTCCTCTCCGTCCGTCGGGTAGTCCCCAACGCCGAGCCGCTCACGCGCGAAAATCTCGTCCGACATCGTCAGCCGCTCCCGCTCCGTGTGCTCCAACGTCAGCCGGTAGCCCAGCGCCGGGTTCGCCTTGGCCACGGACAGTGGTGACAGCGGGTCGTCATGGTCGGTGCACCCGGGCGGGCACTCCCTCACGTGCGGGTCGATCGACCACTCCATGTACGCCAAGGACGGGTCAGGCTCCCCGTTCTCCACCGCCGCGAGCGCACGGCGGCGCAGGCGGGCCAGCTGCTGCGACGGAGAGCCGATGCCGGCGCTGCCGAAGTACCAGACCTGCGGGTCCTTCACCGCGGCCATGGTCGGCATCAGCGCGCCCATGGCGTCGTCACCGAGGATCATGTCCTCGTCGAGGATGTTGCAGTTCCCCGTGAAGCCGCGGCCGGAGCCTCCGGAGCGGGCCAGGAAGCGGAGCCGCTGACCGTTCAGGAGCTCGATGGCTTCCTCGCCAGTCGTCCGGCGGATCGCCTTCACGCGCTTACGCAGCCCGTCCGTGTTCGTGACCAGCGCAACGATGCGCCGGAACGCCTCGATCGACGTCTTGAACTCATGGGCGCTGTGCAGGATCAGGCGCTCGCCGAGAAGGAACAGGCCCGCCAGCTCCCGCGCCTCGATGATCCCGCCCTTGCCGTTCTGCCGCGGGACGTTCACCGCGACCTCGAATGCGCTCCAGGAGCCGTCAGCACGCTCGCCAAGGCCGACGTGAAGGGCGTGCTGCTGCCAGTCGTCGAGGATCAGCCCGGCGTGCGCGGCCAGCTCGATGGCCTCCTGCCCCGCTGACGAGGTGTACGGAGGGGCGGTGAAGAGGCGTGGGCGCTGCACACCGAAGGGGCGTTCAGGCGCCACGACGCTTGGCCCGTCGATCAGTGAGTTCATCGACGGCGTCCCCCTCCATCGCGGGCGGCGCGAGGCCGCGCAGCTTGGTCATGATGGCGGCCAGCTTGTCGGCGACCATGGCCTGTGATGTCGGAGCGTCACCAGAGCCGAGGTTGTCCAGCACCTCGGCAAGCTGGATCGCGACGGCGGCAATGCCGGGAGACACCGAGGTCACACGCAG